GTCCCAGGCTACGAGGTCTCCTTCCGAAAGCTCGTCTACGTCGGCTCGTGTCATGGATCGAAAGTCAGATTCGCTATATGGCTTGGAGTCTCCTTGCTCTTCGGCAACTCTGTTCGCCTTCCTGAGCGCCCAGTTGTAGGCCGTGTCGGTGCCGCCGCCCCAGAGCAGGTACTGAATCGTCCCGCACCCGTCTGTGAGTTGCTCGTCACTGAGCGTCGAGGGCGTCCCGCTCGGCGTGTAGTCCTCTTCGTGGCTGCGGAGGTACGCCGCGATCTCTCGCACCCGGCTCGGCGTGACCTCGCCGTTGACGATCATGCGGGCGCTCGTCTCGCCTGCGCCCGTGCCGCAGTCGCCTAAGTCCAGGTCTTTCTTTTTCGTAAGCCCCATCTGCGCGGCGTTCACCATTGCAGACGGCGGGCTCAAGTCAATGTCCGAAAGCGCACGGCCGTCGCCACTGGCGCTGTACTCCCCGCTGGCGTTCAGCGCGGCAAGCTGGTCGTCGGCCTCTTGCTCAGTTTCGTGGCACCCCTCCACCTCGCCGGTCGAATCCTTCACGACGGCGATGCCGCCGCAATCCTCGTGATCTGTGGTTTTGCTCCAGGGCATAAATCTGAGCACAAGCAAAAAGAAAAGGCGGCCCCTCCGTGGTGGAGAGGCCGCCCTGAAGCACTTGCCAAAGCGGGGCCGCTTGCGGCGGCGAATCGAAGAATGTCGGTGCGCTAAGTGTTCGGCGCGTCTATGCCGTTAATGAAAGCGTGCAGATCTATGTTCCACGCTGTGTGCATATCGAAGTCTTGCTACTGAGTGCCCGGGCCAACCCACTCAATACCCTGCCTACAGAACGGGCACCTGTGATATTTACGGTCCATTCTCTCTTCGCAAGCAGGGCACTCAAAAAAAGTCCAAGACCCCACCTTTACTTTTTGAATTTCTACGACGGCGCGCACTGTGTTAGGCATGATGTATGTCTGGGTTGAAAAGAAAAGGGTGTTCGTGGCGGTTGTTAATCACACGGACCTTCCCCTACCGTGACTTGCCGGATCGCGTCTGCGTAGAGCCCGCGCACCTCTTGGGCCTGACACACGCGCTGGATCGTGGTGTGGCTCACGCCCCACCGTTCCGCGAGTTGGCGCTGGCTGTATCCGCTCTCTTTTACCTTCTGCTGAAACTCATCTCCGGTCATGGCGTGTGTGAAGGTGCTTTGAGTGAGCGAAAGAAACGCCCCGTCCCGGCCGATGCCGAGGCGGGGCGTTGTATGTTAGTTGTCGAATCTGATGATGAACTCATCCCCGCTTATCTCTTCGGTGTTCATCCTTACCGTGAGCACGTCGGGGGCGGGGTGATCTTTGACGGCTTGCAGGGCCTTTTCTTCGCTGACGTTGGCAACGATAGTTCTTTCTGTTCTAGTCTTAACCGTGTAATGCATGACTTTTAGGGGCTCTGAGTGAGCGAGTATCGAGCGGTGTGGATACCGCAAGCGGGGAGTCGCCCCCCCCGCTTTCGCCCGGAACCACCGGGCCCGTCAGGCGGCTCTGTGCCCAGCCGAGATTAACACCCTAAACAACCTCATACTCATCAACCTCTTCCATCTTAACCAGCTTCCACCCTTTTTGGTTAGCGCGTTCCCGCGCATCTTGCTTAGTGTCAACGCGCTGGCTGAAGGTCGCGGAAGATCCGCCCCACTGTGACTCTTTGTAAGTGGCTTTGATTTCGGTTCCTACCTTTTGCGTTTCCATGACTTTAAGTGCTTTGAGTGAGCGGTTGGCGAGTCCCTCCCTCCCCTTTCTGCACCCTCTTTTACATGGCACATTATGTGCCGTTCCCTGCAAAAAGAGTCTTCACATTCTTTCACATTACGCCCGCTCCACCTCGCCACGCTGCAAGGGCACCACGCACAGGCGGCCCTCTCCGTCCCGCCGCAGGCGCACTTCCTCGCCGTCAAGGGCACGGCGGGCGGCCTCCAGGGCAAGGGCGATCTGCTTTTTATCCGGTTCGGGTCGGCGGTCTGGATGGCTCATGGCACGTCTGCTTATTCAAGGTTGTGCTGTCCGTCAGATTCTTCTCTTAGCTTCTGATAACCGTTGATAACTTGGTCTACGAGACAACTCGGTAACACCGTACCGTCTAGCTGCTCTTGCTTTAACGGCACGTCGTGGCAGGCTAGACCGTGCTCGCATACTGCTCTAGTCCGAAGAATGTAGTCGGTCCAAATTTTTAGTTGCGGAGAATCTACATAGGGTTCCTCGGTGGGCACAATCACAACGCTCACAGGCTCCCATTCTGTGTTGCCAATGACACTTTCAATGCGGCTTATTATGCCACTGTGACTCTCTTGGAGGCGCTCAACCTCTTCGCTGAAATGCTCCATCATTACTGATTGTAACTGATTGCGTAAGCATAAGCGTGAACGGACAGCGCCTTCTTCACAGGCGGGGGCGGGTCGCCCATCATGCGGCGGTCCAGGCGTGCAAACTTCACCACCTGAAGGGCTCGCCGCCAGTCGCCGTAGTTTACTTCTAGGTTTAACTCGCTCATAATTGCGGAAGGTCGCCAAGATCAGGCTCAGATGATTGCTCGTCCTGGTACGTCTCCTCGTCCAGTATCGGGAGCATCGTGCAGCGGCAGTTCACGACGTTCGCAGGGCTCCCAGACGGGTCGCCAGGAAACTCCAGCCGCTCCCGCGCCTCCTGCGGCCGTCCGGCTCGGGGGCTCACCATAAACGGCTGATCCAGGCGCACCGTCTGCCCCTCGCTGTCGGCCTCCAGGTGCCCCGGCCGCACGCGGTTGTCCCGCGTACTGAGCCACTTCCGTCCCACGGCCCCAAGCTCGCGCATGGCCGACATCTGCCCTGCCTCAAACCCCGTTTGCGTTGTCGTGGCGGCGATGCGCTGGGCGCGGCTCTGCTTCCCATCGTCTTGCGGGAGCGCCCCCATGCCCTCCACCTCTTCGGTGATCTTCTCAGCAACGTCTTGAACCGAATTGGACGGGTCGTCCTGGGCAATGCGGATAACCTCATTGATGCGGCGCCGGGTCGCGTCGGTGATGCCGGTCGCCTGGGCGTTCAGTTGACGCTGGGCGTTTTGCACAAGCGGGTCCTGTGGGTTGAACGCGCCCTCGGCCTCGAACTCGTCCATTCTGCGAAGCCCCACCTCGAATCCCTGCTGGATGACTTCGGGCACCTCCTGGTCGAACCGTTCCTGCAAGCGCCGCCGCAGGCTGTCTTCGTTTAGGATCTCCGTGGCGGTAAGCAAGCGAGACCCCGACTCGGGGCGGCCGGGGAGCGCGAAGTTGCCCTCCTCTAGGGCTTGCTGGATCTCCTCGGCCGTCACGCCGAACACCGACGCCATCGCCTGCGCCACCCCCTCTTCGATTGACTGCTTCTCTTCATCGACCTCCTCCGCTTCGCTCTGCCGCACAACCTCCCGCTGACGGGGCGTGAGCCTACTCCACACCCCTACCCGCTTTGCGCGGACGTATCCGCCCAGCCCGAGCAGCCCAGCTTTGTCAAGCCGCCTGCGCTCGCTACACGAGGCGGCTACAGAAAATACCCCACGTCTGCGTCAGGGTCGCTCGCGCTTTGTCCTGCAAGCAGTGCCCCACTGCCGAGCGGGCGTTGGCTCTGCGGGGCGGTCGGCTCGTCGGCGACCTCGTTGTCGAAGGGCTCCTTCCCGTCCCGCTCGCGGATCTCGTTGCGGGTCCGCAGCCCCGACTCGACCAGAATGCGGTCGGTCTCGGCCTGATCGCGGCGGCTGGTCGGCGTCACGTCAGGAGCCATCACCCGCAAGGTGCCCTCTGGCTCAAAGGCTTGCTCCAGGCCCATCGTAAGCTGTTGCGCCGCCTCGTCCAGAAGCGGCTGGATGGTGCCCCGCATGAATTCCTTGCGGGCCTCCTCGCTTTCGGCGCGGTTGGAGTCCATGTCTAGCAGCGCCTGCGGCACGCCGGTCACGCGGAAGATCACCGTCTGGTCTAGGCCCTGCGACTCAAGCATCTGAAACGACTCGGGGTCGATGCTCACGTCCTCCAGCTCCATCCCGTGATCGAACACCGGCACGCCCTTCTGCCGCCCCTGGCGAGCGAAGAACTTCTGCTTGAGGCGCTGCCCGTACTCCTCTTTTTGGCTGCGCTGGAGGTTCTCGTCGGTCGAAAGGTACACGAGCGGCGGCCGCCCCTGCTCAAAGGTCTGCCGCCTGTACTCAGAGGCGAACTTGTCGCCCGCCACTTCTGAGGCGAGCGCCTCCAGCAGAGATTGCGTCTCATACGGGCTGTGCGGGTCGGTGCGCTTCAGCTCCATGATGTCACGCGGGTCCAGCCGGATGTCCCGGCCGTCGTCTCGCTCGTAGATGTACCCGTCCACGCCGCCCTCCCGTGATGCGAGGGGCTGCACGTACCCAAACTCAGGGTAAATCTCATAGAGGTGTTCAGGGATGCCCCGGCTGTCGTCCCACACAAGCTGCGGGGCGCGGCCCTGAAGGTCTCGGGCCAGGGATACCCACTTCCAGTACACGTACGGCGAGCGGCTTTCATTCGGGCGCCGGATCAGGTCCAGCCACGGGTGATCTTCCTCGACCTCCTCCCAGCCCTCACCCGTCTTGCGCTCGACGCGAAGCCCCGGCCCCTCCCTAGAGGGCAGCACGGCACTGGCGAAGCGGCGGGCACGGCGGCGCACGCACGCCTCGAACGTGCCGCGCAGAAGCTCTCGCTGCTCGTGCTCGGACGGGCGCCCGTAATCACGGATGCCGAGCACATTGCTGATCGAATATTGGTCCGCGACCTGCACGTTGGCGCGGGTGCTGGAGCTAAAATCAAACATACCGTAAGGCTGTCAGCGTCAGGAAGATCGTGGTGCCGACCGCATAGACTATCAGGTGGCCCAGGTTGTGGCGGCCGGTGTCCAGGTCCTCCACACGGATTCGTAGCGTAAGGTCGGCGGCCGCGATAAGCGGGTACAGGAGAAGCCAGAGCAGCAAGTGCGTCATACGATCACCATGCTTGGCGAAGAGTCTTGAAGCATCAGTTCCGTCATCGCCCAGGTCAGGGCATCCACCCGGTCGGGCGACTCGTCGCTTTCGTCGGGGTCCCAGGTGGTCATCTGCGTTTCGAGTTCATCGAAGCGCCCCGCGTGGCTCACCTTGCCCTGCTCGTAAAGCGCGGCCACCGGCTCGGCGCGTTGCTGCTTGCCCCGACTCGCATTGATGACCTCCACGGGCAAGTTGCGGTCGGCTGTGCGCAGCGTCGATTCTACCATGTCCCCGCCGAAATTTCTTTCCGCTACTACCCTGTCGGCTTGCAGATCGTTGTAGACGCTCACAACCGCGTCCGCCCACGCATTGGGACTGCCCTTCATACTCGCGTCTCGCAGCACGTATGCCCGCTCCCCCGCCTTTCCCACAGCGACGATGCCCACCTCATCGGGACCGCCGCCTGCCGGGTCCACGCCGACCACGATGCGGTCTAAAGAGTCGGGCGCCTCCTCCCGGTCGATGTGATCCCACGACCACAGGGCGCCCTGCGACTCGACAAACTCCCCGCCCAACTCTTGCCGCCTGAACTTCTCGGTGTACTGCTCCTCAAGGCTCTTAATGTAGTCGTCCGGCAGGTGCGGGTTGTCCGACGTGGAGGCGCGTACCGTCTCGTGCTCGTCGCCAGGATCAGCCACGAAGCGGTCATACACCCAGTTGTGACCTTTCGGCGTTGTCGTAAGCCATGCGCGGCCGGGATCAAGGCGCAGGCGGCCGAGCAAAATATCCCACGTCTCCTCGTCAATCAGCGCCGCCTCATCGACCCAGCACCAGCCGAGATTCATCCCGCGCAGCCGTTCCGGTTTGTCGGCGCTCCGGAATAGAATCCGGTTGCCGTTCCCCATGTCGGCGTAGAGGTCCGCCTTGTTGAGCGTGTCAATCCCGTCCTCAGCAAGCTCCCGAAAGGTCGGCAGCACCACGTCTTTGAGCATCGGGTACGTCGGCGCCACAATCGCGCCCCGTTCGGCCTCCTGACAGGCCACGAGAGACGCCAGGACGCCCGCATACGTCTTGCCACTCCCTACTCCTGCCACGAACGCCCGATAGCGTGCAGGCGAGCGCAGGAACTCGTATTGTGGGCCAGTGGCGGTAATCTCAATCATCGGCCGGCGGGTGAATTTGGACCATGAAGCCGCCGCTGTGGTCTACTTCTTGGCGGTTCGTGAATTTGTCGCCCACCTCCTTCGCCGCTTGCTTCAGCATCCGTGCCGCTTTCTCGACCTCCTCCTGCTCCTTCGCCCGCTCGTAGAGGTCGGTCAGCTCCCGCAGGCGCACCGCCCGATGGCTGAGGGGGATGGTGTCCAAGTCGTTCAGGAACTCCTCTCGCGTCTTTTCGAACAGCTCTGCCCACTTGTCGGCCGTGTCCTCGGCGCGGGTCGGGTCGTAGTGTTTGACCTGTTGGCGGGAAACGTCCTTCTCAAACGTCTCAGAGGCCCATTCCGCGACCGCCGTGGGCGACTCAAATGCAGCGAGCCGCTGGACAATCTTCCGT